GAGGAGCACGCACCCCCCACCGCCGCACCGGCGCCCGCACCGCCGGTACCGGCACCCGCGCCCACTTTCTTCAACGACGCCCCAGAGGCTAGAAAAAAACCTGAATATATCTAAAGTATGGTTGAACTCAGCGACTATCTGCGCGACCCGATGGGCGCCGCGGCTATCGCGGCTGGTATCACGGCTTTATACATTCACGCCAAGGCTCGACTCAACAACGAGGGTTCGCTCCCGTTGGCCCAGTACACGAAACCGGCCTCCCTCGTGGCCATCCTCGTGTATTTCATCGTGTCCCAGGGGATTGGTCAGAGAGAGGTGATTTCGACCGATCCATTTTAATTTAAAGATTTCCGATAATTAGATATCATATAGAAGAGATGGCCTCCGTCTCCGCGTTCAACGACATGCTCTCCCAATTTTTGACGGAACTGCAGAAGTGTGTTCCCGAGGAAAAGGGCATCGCGAAATTCGAGAACCAGTTCGAGATGCTGCGTCAGGCGAACCCGCGAAAGTGCGTGGACGCGTACATGGCCGGAATCGCCCCGTACGCCGATAAAATCTCTTCGAAGGATGACACCTTCATCACCGAAGACCTCACGTCGATCGATTTCTTGAAGGACCTCAACATCAAAGAACATTGGAATGAGAAATTGAGCGACAACACGAAGGGGGCGATTTGGCAATACCTACAAACGCTCTACATGCTCGGCACCACGATCGTGGCTATCCCACAGGATACCTTGTCCCAGATCGAGACGTTGGCGAAAAACGCGGCGTCCGAGATGGAGAACAGTGGGAGTTTGAATCAGGATGCCCTCATGAAGACGATGAGTAACATGCTCGGCGGGATGCTTAACAAGTAAATATAATCTAAAGTTATTGTAATATGACCGTGTGGTTCGACGATCCAAAACAACTCATTCGCGCCGATAAAACCCACCTGTTCTGGCCAACGGCCTCTCAAACTCCAGACGAACGCGTGAACGCGAGTTCGAGATTCGTGGTCTACGCCACGTGCGCGCTCTACGCCATCCGGAGGGACGTTCGAATCTTCGTCCTGGGTGCGACGGTCTTAGCGGTTCTCTATTTCATGCACCGAAGCGAAATGGTGCGCTCCTCCTTCGGGCGCCCGGCGCAGTCCAACGACGAGCACACCGGGTGCACCCTCCCGACCGCGGACAATCCCATGGCGAACGTGCTTTTGACCGATTACACCGACAACCCGAACAGACCACCGGCGTGCTACTACTCGTCGGTGAAGCCCCTCGTTCAAAAATTCAGCGACGACACCTTCCGATTCGACGCCGGTCGCTCGCGCACCCCACTCCCGGAATACCAGCGCAAGGCGGCGGCCAGGCAGTTCGTCACGGCCCCGGTCTCGAGCATTCCAGGCGACCAAACCGCGTTCGCGGAGTGGTGCTACGGCCCGAAGAACGGACCTCTGTGCAGGGACACCCCGGGGGCGTGCAACCCGAACGCGCGCGGGGTGCAGTTGGAGGGATTCCGAGGATTGGACGTGCACACCGGGGACAAAAGATAATCTCACTTATTAATAATACAACATTATGGCGTATCAACTCCAACCGGGATTGAAAATTGTCAAGGACGCCGAGGTGCAGCCGAAGATTCGCGCGGACGACCAATTCTTCGCCTACCCGCAAGGCTCTCGGGCGATGGCGTGCGGGGGGTGCAGGCCGAACACCATGCTCTACGGAACGGCCCCGTTCAAGGCTGGGAAGGGTGCTCCGGCGCGGTTCATCGACACCGACGACGAACTCCGCCCCCAAAGCACCACGCGGTGGAACCGTCAGTATGCCACTCCGGTCGCCGATCGCCTCCACCCGATCATGGACGTGCACTGCAAGTTGCCCGTGCGCACGATCGCGTGGGAACCGGTGTCTTCGCGCGCGGAAATTCAGAACGCGATGTTTCACCAAAGGTATGTTTCCAAAAATTAAATGTGAGGTAACAATAGTACATAATGGCTGACCCCATTTCTATTATGGCTATCGCTGGACTGGTGTACGCCGGTCGAAAAATGGGCGAAGGCGAGGTCGAGGAGCCACCCCAACAAGCGCCCGCGCCGCCCCTTCTCCGCGAGGAACCGGTCGAGGAGATTGAGTACGAAGAGGGTGTTCCCGAGTGGGAGGGTAAGGAGGAACAACCGAATTTCGCTGAAATCGCCCCACAAAAGCGAAGCAGTGGGGGTGAGATCCTTCAAATGCGAAACCGAATGTATGATTCAGGACGGATGAATAACATCGGTCCAGTGGAAAAACAATTAGTGGGCCCAGGTCTGAACGTTCAAGCGGACGTCCCAGCCTACGGCGGTTACCAGCAAATGTTCCGCGTCAATCCAGTGAACGTCGGGGAGTACAGGTTGACCACGCTCCCAGGGCGGTCGAACCACGGCCACGACGTTCGGGGTGGGCGTCGCACGTTGGAGTCCGAGGTCGGCTTCAACAGACCGGAGAAGACGGCGTTCCTCCCGGAGAGACTCCCAGTGGTGCGTGGGAAGAGCCAGGGATTCAGCGGCCGCGTTCCGAGGTCGGAGCACGAGACGACGAAGCGACCGACGGTGCGCTCGCAGACGGGGATGCGCGCCGATGGTCTGGACAAGAACCCGGCGAAGAGATTCATCCCGGGTCCGCAGATTCCACAAATGCCCACGAAGTTTAAGTCCGACGGCAATCACTCTCAGTATTACCACGTGAACAACGCGCAGCCGGGCATCTCCAGTTTCCACGGGGCGTACACCGAGAGCGCGGCGGCGAAGGTGCGCTCCAAGACGAACGATGAGTTGATGCGATTGGGATTCCGACCGGAAGATAAGAGAGGACAGATGTACACCCGCCCGGGTGGTAATCCGGGGAGGATGAACGTCAGAGAGGGTCCGATCAAACAAGGTGGGAAGGCCACCACCGTGCGATTCGATTCCTCCAGAGTGGACGGACGCACCGGACCGGCGAACGGGGGGTGGATGCAAGACTACAAACAAGCCGATTTCCACAAGTTCAACGCCTTCAAGGGACACATCAACCCATTGGCCACGGACAGCGGTCTCAGCCTCGCGAAGAGACAGTTGGAGAACAACCCGTTCCACAACCAAATCAACTAAACCAAATTCTTTTTTTTTCCTCGTCAATCCATCTTCATTAAAATTGTGATTTAATTATAATGAAGGTGTACACCCTAGACGTCGACAGTGGAGACCGCGATCCCACCGTCTACCCCACCTCGAACAGTTTCGTCGTCGACCTCAAGACCCCGATTTACAACGTCACCCACCTCGACGTCGTCTCCGCGCGCGTGCCCCGCCCGAAGGTGTTTCACGGCTCGAACAATAAATTCACCGTGGAAGACGACAAGGGCACGTACGACGTCACCATCGACCCGACGAGTGGTAATCTGGACACCCTCACGAATTTAGCCTCCGAACTCCAGACCCTCATCGACGACGCCGGGTGTAAAACCATAGACCAGGTGGCCGACAGTGGGGGGAAACTCGTCTTCTCCAACGTCGGCGCCACGCACGAATTCAGTCTCAATTTCAACACCGGTGTGGACGGGTGGTCGTCCAACGCGTGGGAGCGTACGACCCCGAACCAAATTTTCGGATTCAACGCCTCCGACGTCACCTCCACCGGGGGGACGCTCACGAGTGGGACGCCCGAAATCTTTCACGCCCCGAAGACGTTCGTCCTCAAAGTGTCGAGTGGGTCCGATGCATTCAATCAAGACGTGTACGCACACTCCCCGTATTACACCGGGACGTTCATGAACAACGACGTCGACACCTCCTCGTCCTCGAAACAACCCTTTTACGTGTTTTACGGGAACGACGACGCCCTCACCCACGAGTTCACCACGGGGCCACAGAGGGAGGTGAAGAGCCTGAAATTCGAGTGGCTGTATAAGGAGAATAACAAATTGGTTCCCCTGGATTTCGACGAGAGGGACGTCGCCGTGAAAGTGAGAATCAAGGGGAGCACCGATAAATTGGAGGGGCTGCCCAAGGTGGTCGTCGAGGAGGAGACCATCGGGGCGTTGCCGCCGCCCATAAGCGTTCCTGAATTGAGAAAGAACGTTTATGAGTGGGATGATTGGGATAAATACATTCCAATAGCGTTCACAGTGTTCGCCGGTGTCGTCGTCCTTTGGGCGCTTAGCGGGCGATCGCGTAGAGCGGTTGCTTCGGCTTCGTAACCTTGGCGTAGCGAGAGACGACGAGGAAGACGAGGATGGACAAGAGCGTCGTGAGGATCGCAGTCATGGTGAACTGGATGCCCGTGTTGCGCTGACCCGGGATGAGGCGGGTGATGACATATCGCGCGACGTCGTTCCACGACATCGCGGCCGCGAAAGAGAAACCTGCGACGAGGGAGTTGAGGGATTGCTCGGAGAGTTCGCTGGTCACGACTTGGATTTGATCGGAAGCGGACATGTGTAATTGTACTGTATTGTGAGAAAATTATTCTGGGAGGAGTTCTTCTTTTACAACGAGAGTCTTATATTTCGGTGGTGGGCGCGTCCTGGTTTTCATGAGAGGCTCCTCGTCCTCGTCCTCGTCCTCGTCCTCTGACGAAGAAGATTCCCCTGAGACAACGAGTAGTTTGAGGGGGCGCTCTGAGGCATCCCAACCCTCCGGCTCCCACGGTTTGTGTGTGTTGTCCATTACTTACAATTCGCATTTTTCTACGGCATGTTTCAACATCTCCTCCGCTGGGTTGGTGGGCTTCCAGTCTTCCCACCCCACACACGCCGCGTTGACGGCGTTGCACGTGGGGTCATCTCCCAAATAAGGGACCCACTTGATGTCTGAATCCTCGGTGACGTCCAAGGTTTCGGCTTCTTCGTCGTCGTCCCCTTCTGGGAGGATGGACCCGGTGTGTTTACCAACCTCGTGCATGGCGCAGTATTTCATTGCCGCGAGCCAGTCCTCGGCGAGGAGGACGTCCCTCCCGCACTGCTTGGCGTAATGGCTCGCGATGATGACACTCTTTTCTAACACCGGGGTGAGAATGCCGTAGAGCGCTTCGAGTTGGGCGTTCTCGTAGGCACCCGAAGATTCACCGAAACCAGTTTTCATCATTATTGGAATAAGACGTGCGCGTCTCCTTCCTTGACACGAAGAATGTTGTGACTTAAGGCATAAATTCGCACATTTCTCTTGAAATCTGGGTTAGGGTTGAGGGTGAATTCGAAAATTTGATTTTTGATGGGAGTGAAATCCACCGCCCCCGACGGGCGAGGGTGTTCGGGGTCCAACCCGAACGCGTACGAATAGAAACGCCGAATCAGTTGGGTCTTGCTGTGGTGAATGCCACTCTGCACCGCCTTGAGAAAGTTCACCCCACCCGTGATTTCGTCCAAGACGACGTCGTTGTCCAAACGGATCTTTAAAGTTCGAAGGTTCTCGAAGAGCACGAGTTCACCGTTGTTGAATTTCCCATACTGAACAGCCGGGTCCGCACCGTTCGTCTCCACGATGTTGTCGTAATCGAAGGGACTGCAAAAGTAATACGGCGTGGTCAATTGCCCGAGATCCTCCCTCTGAATCACGAAATAGAGTTCCTTCACGGGGTGGGTGAATTGCGTGTTCACCTTCAATTCCGTCTCCCCAGCGTCGATGAAAAAACTCTCCTGTTGGAGTTGGGTGATGACGAAATCCGTGGGCGTGTTCTGGAGTCGAACCCTCTCCGCGCTTTCGACCCACCCCACCTCGGCCTCGAGGGTGAACTCTTTCAAGTGCAAATCCAGAGAACTCACGTCCGGACGCTGCATGAACACTCCGTTGTTGTATTGCACCAACGGCGCGACGTCTCGGAGTTTCACCACCACGTGAATCTCCTTGTTTCGTATGGCACACAGAGGGATGGCCCATCGCTCATGACCGTAGAACCAAAAAGGAATGTCGAAACGCCAATCGGTCTCCCCCGAAGCACCGCCGAGATAATTCAAAATAGTTTGAGACGACACCGGAAGGTCAGCGCTTCGCACCGGATATTTACCGATGAGGTTGTACAACCCCTTCTGTTTCGTCTGCGTGACGTAGTGTTCGCTGTGTATCTGGAGGAAATCCGACGTGAGTCTCTGCACCGGGACCTCGCCGACCTGAATCTCCACCCACTCCACGAGGGCGTGAGCCACGCTCTCTATCCACCCATACGTCGCCGTCACCGCGGGGAGTCTCAAGCGAAACGCCAAATTCGTGAGGACATCCCCGCCGTTTTGCGGGAGCCTGAATCGCAACCTCGCCCCGAAATCCGGAACGTTGTCCGCCTCGACGTCGAACGTCTCCTTGCTATACGAAAGCGTTCGCCGGTAGACGCTGTTGTAGAAACTGAACTCCGGGTTCGCGGTGAAATGTTTTTCCCTCGGACCACCAGAGGTCTGGAGTTGGACTCTACCAGCCATCTTCTAATAGTATGGGGGATTTAAAATTTTAAACCAGCCACACCGCCTGCGATGACCAAGATGTTTTGCGTCGTGGCGTAGACTCGAACTTTGTTGTCGTACCCAGCGAAACGAGGGGTGATCTCCACCGTGAGCATCTTGTGGGCGATGCGACTGAAATTCACGTGCCCAGAGGGTTCGGGGTTCTGCGGGTTCTTGGCGAAACTGTACATCCCGAAATCACTCTTAATCCTGTGAACGAAAACGGCGGCACCGTAGCGGTCCGAGGGGTCTTCGTTGTTCACCTCGGCGGTGAGGTAGGACTCGTCCGAGGGTTGGTTCACGTGGTGACGGAAAGGTACACCCCACGTGAGATAATTGGTGTCCCGGTCGAAAACCACCTCGTTGTTGAATCGCAATTCCACACGCTTGATGGTGTTGTAATTGTTGGGAAGGTTTTTCTGTTCCGCGTATTCCGATTGGGAGACGAAAAACATCTCTCGCACGGGACCTTGGAATTTCAAAAGCACCGAACGCTTGGTCTCCCCGTCTTTGATGTCGAACTGAGACATCGACAACTGCGTGATGAGGTACTCCATCGGTCTGGTCATGACGTACGCGCGCTCCTCGTCACCCAAGAAGACCATCTCCGTGTCCAGGGAGAGATTGCGAATCTCACCGGTCGCCACCGTGCTGTCAGGGGCCACGAGGGCACCACCCATGAAGAGCATCTCACTGAAAGGACGAAGGGTGAGACGGACCTCCACCAACTGTTTGGTCAACGCACACGAGGGGATGGCCAAAGCACTGTTTCGGTGGAAATAAAACGGCAACTCCAAATAATAGGTGTACGTGCGATCGGAGTACGTGAGAAAGTTCCCGTGACCGTTCAAAAAGTAAATCGATTGCTCCACGTCGTCGGAGTTGTGCCACAATTGGTTGTAAATATAAATAAACTCACCCGTCAAGCGTTGAATCACCTGGTTACCGATCACCAAGTCGGCGTATTCAATCATGTGCGAACACACGCTCGGGGGGTAGTAGTTATCGTTTCGACCAAAGTTATCCGGCGCCGGGTCACTCAACGTGACCTTCACCGTCATGTTTCGAATCAAGTCCCCCTTGTTTTGCGGAATCCGACAACTCACCGTGCGACCGAAATCCACCGGGTTACCATCGAACGGGGTCTCCACGGAAGCGATGGAGAAGGGTGTGTGGCGACGGAACCGACTCAAAAACAACGAGTGCGAGGGTTCGCCTGTGAGCCACTGATCGATCAGACCAGTGGTCGCTAATTCCAGGCGTCCAGCCATATTACTATTAGTAAGTGAGTAAAATTTTAACAATTAATTATGAGCGACAATGATAGATGAATTTGCAACTCAAGAAATTCGACCCCTCCAAGATTGCAGACGACCGAGTGTGCGTTCTGATTGGGAAGAGAAACACAGGCAAATCTTTTTTGACTCGTCACCTCATGAGTTTCAAGAAGCACATCCCCTCGGGGGTGGTGTTGTCAGGCACAGAGGAAGGGAACGGGTGGTACGGGAAATTCGTACCGGACCTGTTCATCTATCCAGATTTCGACAAGGAGGCCATCGAGCGGGTCATCGAGCGACAAAGAAAACTCGTCAAGTCTGGGAAGAAACAAAACGTCTTCATGATTTTGGACGACGTGATGTACGACACTAAAAACCTCCGAGAGACGTGCATTCGACAAATCTTCATGAATGGTCGTCACTGGGGGATTTTTTTCATGCTGTGCATGCAATACTGCATGGACATTCAACCGGCGCTCCGATCGAACATTGACTATGTTTTTGTGCTTCGAGAAAACATTCTCCAGAACCGGGAAAAACTTTGGAAAAACTTTTTTGGGGTGATACCCTCTTTTACGATGTTTAATGCCATCATGGATGCGGTCACGGAAGATTTCGGATGTTTAGTTTTAGATAACACCCAACGCAGTAACAAAATCACGGACTGTGTGTATTGGTACAAAGCCCCCCCTCACAAACCCTTCAAGTTGGGGTCGCGAGCGATGTGGAACATGCACAAGAAGATGTACAACCCAAAATACGACACCGATCCTCAGGTGGACCCGAAGAAGGCGAACAAGAAAACCGCCGTCACGGTGACGAAAAAAAAGTAGTGCGTTCACAGACGGATGCAAAAACCTGAGGTACAATTAAATGTCCACGGAAATCCAGGCGTTGAATTTGAACGACGACGGCGAGGGGTACGTACCCATCGCCCCGCCCACTCAGGCTGCACCCCCGCCGCCGACACCTCCACCCCCACCACCGGTGCAAAACGGTGGCACCAACAACGTCTCAACCGCGTTCGTGCCAAACGACACTGAAAAAAATATCCGTTTACAACAAAATAACATGATGGACAGCACGCCCATTCACGATGTTTTGGGGGGAGACGAAATGATGCCCCTCGAACCGCCGATGATGCAACAGCAGCCGAGAATGCAAGGCATGATGCACGAGGCCCCGCCGCAGACGCAGATGGCCATGGGTGGGATGATGATGCAGCCGCAACAGCAAGCGCCGCCGAAGGTTGAATCGAAGAATCCGCTCAACCTCACCGACGATCAGTTGACCGCCCTCCTCGTCGCCGCGTGCGCCGCGGCCGCGATCTCCAAGCCGGTTCAAGACAAGTTGGTCACCTCCGTGCCCAAGTTTTTGAACGAAGCCGGCTCTCGCTCGATGGTCGGATTGGCCACCACCGGTGCCGTCGCCGCCGCCCTCTTCTACATCGCCAAGGGATACGTCGTGAAGAACTAAGTGTCACTCACGTGTTCACCACAGAACTTTTGTTTCGTCCCTATCCTGTCGTACACGCCGATTTCAACGGCGATGTCTCTCAGTCGAAGGTAGTTTTTCCAAAACTTTTCCGAGTGAGAGTACTCAGGCACCGTGCAGTGGGCCAACTCGTGCAAAAGCACGTGAAATATTTGGTTCGGGGTGCCGTCCAGGCAGATGCAAATCTCCGCCCCTTTGTTCGTGTTGTAGGCAACCCCACCGTTCATGCGATGCACCGCGGTGATCGGGATGGGACGAGCCAATCGACCGAACGTCTCGTGTCCACGCAGGTGGTGACGCAGACGCGTGTATCGCTCCTTCACCTCCACCAAGTGCGGTGGGTCCTGAGTCGTCGAGAGCACCCAAAGATTGATGACGATTAAGATTAAAAATGCAATCATCTTCTATTGTATACAAAGATAAATTTACTATAAAATTGCGAGACCTCGTTGTCCCCTCCGATGGGTTCCCACGCGTGCAATCTAAATCCTAAACGTTCGAGGTGAGTGACCAAGAGGTCTTTGTACGCCACGGGCTCACTCATCGGCCCGCGCTCCGTGTAGTACGGGGTGTCCGCGAGGTACACGAAGAGTTTTTCCCCGAACCCACCGTACCCAGCCTCACCCTGCTTCGTCATGAAGAAACTCCCGTCCGCCATCTTGAGGGGTGTCCGTCGCAACACCCTGTCGCTGTCTGGAATCACACCCACCAAACGCGTGCCGAGTCGAGCCCGGTCACGGATTCCGCGAAGGCTCTTGTGGAAGAGGTCCTCCGTCGCGAACACGTATTGCAAAGAGAAATTGTAACAGATGACGTCGAACTTTCTCTTCGGACACGCCTGGATGTCACCGTGATAGAAATTCACGCTGAGATTCAAACTCTTCGCCCGCCGCTTCGCCTCCTCCAGAGCCGTGGCCTCCGGGTCACACATGTTCACCCTCGCCCCCACCTGCGCCCACTTTTGGAGGTCCCCACCGAATCCCGCACCCACGTCCAAGACGTGTTCGTCCCTTCGGGTGACCTCGCGTATGAGGGCACGCTTGACATCGTTGTGAAATTTACGCACCCCCTCCATTTGTCAGGGTGGGGAGGGTCACCCCTACCTTAAGGCAATTTTTATTCTTTTTTTACAGTATGAGTCTCGAAGATTTCATCAAGGCTTGTGCCATCTTGGGGGAAGGCATCGTGTTGAGTCATCACTACATATGGAGAAGGAGGGGGTAAATTTTTATTTTTTGTAAATGTTTCAGGGAACA